CCTGCCGCCTCAAAGCCCTCAAACGCCGACGTCAAGCCGGCAATGCTGGAGGCCGCTGCGCCCGCCTCGGGGGATAGCCTGGACAATACGCCGCCGAGCGGCCCGAGCGCCTTTAGTGCCTTGTTGCCATTTGCCCCGAGGTCAGCAGTCTGCGTCGAGACTTGCTTCGTCGCCTCGGCCGTTTTCTGTAGTGCTTTGCCCGTTGCCTGCGCTTGCTTTTCAGCGTCTTTCAGCGCCTTGCTAAGTGAGCCGGCAATAGCCTTTGCTTCTTTGTCAGCACCGGGCGACAGCTTGCGCAGCTCGGCGAGAGCGTTTGCGACCTTGATTTCGACGTCCAGACCGATGACTTGATTAGCCATTTTTGCGCCCCATTTGTGCAGCCATTGCCGCGCCGAGTTCAGTTAGCTTGCCCTGCACCGCTTCTTTGCCCGGCCGGTTGACGTAGATGGGGAGCAAGGTTTTACCGTCGCTTGCCCGAGGCGTAACTACCCGGATGATCCAGTCGCCTTTTTTTAGCGGTATCGCGTCGTTGTCTTTCTTTGCAACCCCGACGCGCGTCGATGGTGGAGCCGCAAAAAACTGATCGCGGGTGACTGCCTTCAACTCCGTCGTAGCTGCGTAGGGCCGATGCACAAAGGAAGGCAAGGGCGCGCCTTTCTTGCCGGCGACCCGAGTATCCGTCGAGCCGACCGACACACGGACAACGCCGTTGATTAGGTCGACCGTGCTGATGACTTCGATGCGCCCCGATTGACCCGTCACCTTCTGCACGTTTCCCGGCCCGTACCAGCCTGCAGAAGCCGTCGTAGCGACAGGCTGTAGCGTCTCGGTCAGGATGTCCACCGCACCGCCCGTAGCGTCTCGTATGGCCTGCGCTGCCCATGCGTCGAGGTCGCCCAATACGACGACCGCTGCGTTGCCATCGCGTCGAGTAACGCTCACGACTTGCCCCGCTGGCGCTGGTCGACCACCATCGCCCGCAGCTTGTCGGCTGCGCTTGCTGGAGGCTTCGGTGCGTCAATCTGATACAGCGCGAGCATGGTCGCTTGATCCTCTCGGGGTAGTCGTCGAAACCAGTGTATATCGCCGTTGCCGTATCGCAGAGAGATACGCAGCGCCGCGAGGTTCAGACTACCGCGAGCGCCGCCTATTTTCCCACGGCCTCGGATACCTCGTCGGCGCGAGGGAACGCCGCAAGCAGGATCAGCGGGTAGAGCACCGAGCCGGCCGTCGAGACTTCGGCGATGCTCACCTTCTGGTCGTGCAACCACGAATAGACCTGACGGCCGTAAGCAATCGGGTCGTAGCCGTGCGCGCTGTAGCTTGCCTTCGACATGCGACCGACAGCCGGGCAACAGAGCCCGATCATCGCTGCATAGGCCCGCAACAGGCGCGTACCCGTGGAACCGTTGGCAGCGGCAAACAGTTCCTCGAGCAGCGCGTAGTCGGTCGGGATGACGATGCTCTCGGCCTTGCCAAGCAGCTCGATAGACGTAGGGGTGTCGCCCATGTGTCAGATCCTTAGGTAATGGTCATGCCATCGGTAGAGTACATCTTCGCCACGCCGTTGATGGTGCAGGTAGACCCGTCGCCCTCGGCCCAATCGACCGACAGCTCGCAGTATTTGAGCGTGAAGGTGTCGTCAGTCGTCGCGCCGAGGTTGCTGCGCTCGACAGTCCAGAGGATCGTGTGATGAAACGTGTCACCAGCCGCAGCGGGCAACGTCGAGACAGCCGCGGCCCAATCCTTCTTGCGCAAGATGACATCGTTGATCGTCGGCGCGCCAGTCTCGCCGAGCAAGCCAATAAGGTGCGCGGTGAAGGAAAAGGTAAACTCTTTGCTCTTGATGTCGCGAGTACCGAAGAACACGCCGCGCGCGTAGAAGTTCAGGCTCTCTTTGTTGGAGACGTTCAGCCCGCCAATCTTGAAGTCGCCCATGTCGTAGGCGACCGTGTAGGACAGGGGAGTACCCGTACCGTCTTTGATAGTCAGGACGCCATCAGCGGCGACAATGGGAGTAGATGCGATCGTTGCCATGTGATGCTCCTAAGCGAGAAGGTGGAGAGCGGTGTACGTCTGGTCTATCCATATCCAGCCGTCGACGCCGGCTGTTCTGGATGTATTGCGCCACACGAAGGACGCGAGCCTCGGCCCGTTGCTCCAGGCGCTTAGCTGCACCGCGTCGGTGATGGCTGTATCGAGCGCAAGCATGGAGTCGTACCCGGCTACCCGGTCTTTGGGCGGCAACTGATACGCAATCAATACATGCACCTCGCTCGATACAAGGTCTTTGCGGCCGTCGATGGGCTGCGTCGAGTCGACGCTACACCCAAACTCCAGATGCACCGGGCTACGACTTGCCGAGCGCATGAAAGCGACAGGCTCGGGGCTTTCGCGGGTGAGTCCGTAGCCGGTCGCCAGATGCGTAGCGAGCTGCGCACGGACTGTCGCCGCACTCATACGTAAAACCCGCCGTTACGACGCGAGCCGGCCCACATCGTACCGGTCGGACTGGTACGAGCGCCGGCCTCGCCCTCGGCCTTGCCGGTCTTAGGCTCGCATTGCGGGTACGTCAGGATGCCCCATGCGCGTTCGAGAAGCGCCTCGTAATGCAGCATCATCTCCCACTCGGCAGTACCCGGCCCAGCGGTCGCAAAGTCGCGAAAGATCAAGACCAGCGTCTGATACACATGGCAGTCGCGCAGGGCCGAGGGAGCCATGACAAGCCAGGGACGTTTGCCCGTGTTGATGAGCTGGCTCTCGATGCGCGCCCATGCCTCGTCCAGATAGTCTTGATAGCTCGCCTCGGTCGTCGGCATCCGACGCGCAAGGTCGGTATGACTACGCATCAAGTCGACGTCGGTGACCACCGGGTAGAGACGGCGATACACCAGCGAGCCATCGCGGCGAAAGGTGTAGACGACGCTGGAGATGGTCAGCGCCCACTCAAACCGCCACCCATCGCCGGGCTGGTAGGCAGACAGAGCGGACGCCGTGACGGTAGCCTGAGCGACACCTCCGACGACGGTCACGGAGCCCGCAGAGACTGCGACATTCTGCGAGGTGTAGATCGTCAGCGTGCCGGCCGAGGGAGTCACGACCGCGCCGTTGAGGTAGACGGGACACGACACAACATTGTCCCGACCGGCCTCGATGATCTCGGGGCCGATGAGGCGCGCTGTGTAGATTGTCTCGCTACCGGACATGCTTTAGAACCCGGCCCAAGTGTTCGCCGAGGCCGACAAGCAGATGAGATGCGCGCCGCGGCCGGAACCAGACGAGTAGGCCGCATCGGCCGATCCACCGTTGATGGTGCCACCGGTCGGAGGGTAGACTTTGAGCACCGCAGCGGACGCGCCATTGCCGATAAAGAGCATCTTGCCGTCGACCTTATCGGCCCCGTTGATGCGCACGCCCACCGTACCATCAGCGCCAGTCGTCGGATAAAAACTACCGGTGCCCGCAGGAAGTACAGCAGCGTTACCGCTGTTTGAGCCGAGCGCCGCAGTCGATGCACCGGGAGGCGTAATCATACCGGCGTGGACGATGTGCCCGCCGAGCAGCAACCCGTCAGGGCCGTCGGCGCTGTCCTTGACGACGAGGCCGGTGAAGCCCTGGGCGTTGCGGTACTGGGCGATCTTTTCTGGGGTAGCCATGTGATACTCCTACTTGGTTTTGATACGGATCATGTCTTTTACGGCTTGCTCGCGCAGCTTTTCAGACTTCTTGACAGCATCGGCCCCGCCTTGCTCGTAAGCTTTGCGGGCAAGCCCGTCTTTTGCACGGCGGACATCGGCCTCGTTCATGCCTGCACCCGTGCAGATCGCTTCGCCGGCTTTGCGGGGGGAGCGACTTCGACGGCATCCATAGCCGCGAGCACCTTAGCCGCCTGCGTTGCCCGGCGTGCTGCCTTGCCGTCGCTGGGGCCGTCGCCTGCATCGCGGTCGTGTTCGTCCTGCACGCGGTTGCGGATGATCTCGGCCGCGTCGGGGTCAAGGCTGGGGAGTCGACCGCTTGCAACAAGGTCGCGCAGAAACTGATGGTGCGTTTCTTTGTCGTACTTGACGCGCACCTCGTTACCGAGGGGAGTCGGTACCATCCAGATAGGCAGGTAGATTGTCGGCACCTTGCCCGAGGGAAGCGGGCGTGCGTCATAGGTTGCGATGTAGTCGCTTGCGGGCTCGATGATAATCCAGCCTTTGCGCATCTTTTCAGCGTAAGCAAGCGACACATCGCCGTCTTTGTCGACTGCGTTGACGCCCGGAATGAAAGGCAGGCTACCGAGATAGGGAAGCCACTCGCCGGCACTTCCGTCGTCGGTCAAATGGAAAGACCACCGCTTCGGATGATACATCAACCGGAAGTCAGGGTAATCGCCAGCGTTCAGAGGCAGGCCGGTAGCTGCTGCCGCCGTGCTGTATGTTTTGGGTGCAAACTGGTTTACGAGTGCCATGTGTCGATAGCCTGTAGTTGAGAGGGAAGGGAAGCCCGACCGGCTGTGACACCGGTCAGGCTGGAGGAAGAGACTACGAGGCGCGAGTCGTGAGCTGGACGCCCATGCCGTCCTGAAGTTCGAGGAAACCGACGTAGTAGTTTCCGACGATCTTGGAAAGCGCGGCCTCGGGGGTGCGGCCGAGTTCGACGTACATTTTCGTACCCATCGGGTAGATGACACCGCCCGAACCCATGATGGGAGCGGGGGTACCGTCAGCGTAGCCGATAGCGCCGTAGCTGATGATAAAGCCCAGCTTGTCGGAACCGGACACCGCGCACTTGCTGGACGTGAAGAAGTCGATACCGAGGTAGGTACCGGCGTACCCCTGACCCTTGATCGAGAGCAGCTCGGCAGTCGGCTGAATCCACTGCAGCGCGCCAGTCTCCGACCGCAAAGACGACTGGAAGTCGCTGAGCTGCTTGGGGCTGACGACGGCAAGGAACGGGCCGGGCGCGCTAACGGCTTCAAGCGCGGCAATCGCGCTGAAGATATTGGTTACGGTCAAGGCCGCGCCCGAGGTTCCGACGCTGGTCGAGAACAAGCTACCAGCAGCGCAAATCATGCTTTGAGCGCGAAGCATCGCAGCGCCCACCATGTCATCCGCACACCAGCTCACAAGGTCGCCGACGCTTGCCCAGGTCTGACCAGCGAGGTCAGTCACGCCGCGGTACAGCGCCTGACGAGCGACGGTGATCGTCACGCTGGAGTTGGTCAGCGCAACGGATTCGACCGAGGAACCGTCAGCGACAGCGGACATCGGGTCAAGGCCCTTGCCGACAATGCCGACCTTCTTGGACGACGAGCCGCTGCCGCCAACGTCGCCGACGTAGGCGATCGCGGGATGGTTCATCAGAGAAGCGCGGTCGCCGAGCTTGAGCTGCAGTTCAGCCGCAAGGGTGCTAGCAACGGTCAGGTCAGTGAGCGAGGAATAGGTAATCGGGGCGTCAGCCATCGTAGACTCCAAAAGACAGGGTGAGCGAAAGGGAAGATCATCATCCGGCGTGCGCTCTGTTTTTACGGGGCTCGACCCGACCGCCTACGGTACTGACATCGTGACACGTTCAAGTGAGCGTGTCAACGTGTCACATGTATCACTTTAGGCTGGCAAGGATCGCAGTCCGATTCGCTGCGTAGGCTGCGCGACCTTGCGGGGTGCCGAGCATCTGCTGAATCGCCTCGGGAGAGAACGTCTTAGCCGGCGCTGCCGTGCCGCTCGATGCTCCGGCGTTTACCGCTGGCGTAGGCGGGAGAGCAGTCGGCGCAGGCGCTTGACTTGTCGCAGCCGGTGCAGCCACCGCGCCCGCATCGGGGAGGTAAGCGCGTACACCTTTCGGAAGCGCCTCGCGATTCGCCAGCCATTCGGCAAGCGACGGCTTTGCGCCCTCGGCAGGGACGGCGACTCGGCTGTAAGCGTGCGCTACGATGTCGGCTGCCTCGGGGTCTACGATGCCCGCCGAGAGGATCGCCCGCTCGGTAGTCCAGCCGGTTTGCGCAGCCTGCCATTCTGCGCGAGCTGCGTCGTGCTGTGCGCGCAACGTGTCGAGCTCGCCGCGCAGGGTTGCCGCCGCCGCGACTTGCGGAGTCAGCGAGTCAAGCTGCGACCGGAGCTGCGCCTTCTCAGCAGCAAGCGCCACAATGCGATCGCGGGCCTTAGGGGTTGCATCTTCGGGGATGTCGATCTCAGGAGTAGTGGTAGTGTCGTTCACTTTGCCTCGGGGGTTAGGGGATGGACATGCGAAGGCGCTCGGCGTCGATGCGCGCAAGCTCGTTGACCGCGCTCGCCTCGGTCATGCCGGGGTTGAGTTCCATGTAAGCGCGAGTACGCGAGAGCAGCCCCGCGCCCATCAGCTCGATGACGTTTGCGCGTCGGGCCTGCAGCTCTTCGGGTGAAAGCGGCAGGTCTTTGTATGTGATCTGATAGCCCAGCTCGGGCAAGGCGCTACCGGTAGCACGGTTGTAAAGCACCGCCGTAGTCGACATGAGCTGCTCGTCGGCGCGTCGAAACACGGGAGCGTAGCGACGAGCTGCAGCGCGCTTGCCCTCGTTGCTTAGGGCGATCGCGTAGCCCGACCTTGCCGTACCGCCCATGCGCTGAATGTCCGCAGGCGGCAGGCCTGCGTCGATGGCGATGCGATTCGCAATGCTGCTGATGACGCCCTCTAACTCGACCGGGTTTGCACCAGCTTGAAACTGCCCGATCATAGGCTGGCGACCCTCTTGCGTTGACTCGGCGCGCATGATTACCGCAGGGTCGGCGATGACCTCGACGCGCTGACTGAAGCTGTCCATGCCCGCCGGGATCGCGCCGACAAAAGCGCAGTCAAGGGTGTACCGTTGAGGGTGGCTGGCGTCGCGGATACAATGATTTAGGTAGGTTGTCAGCACCCCGTTGTTGAGGCAGGCTTGCACAGTCTCCCAGTTGCCGCGCCAGTTCCAAAGGCGATCGCCGAGGCTCTCGGCGTGGTACAGGACGTAGGGCAGAATCGGCGTGCCGTCGCTGCGACGGTAGGGGTAGTTCGCGCCCGAGAAGTCGCCGCCAAGCACCTCGATGCTAATGTCGGCACCCGTTGACACTTGCAGCACCCGATACAACGGGCTCGCAGGGTCGCTTGCCTCGATGCAAAGGTAGTCGTAGCACCAGCCGTAGTCGTCGCGGTAGCGCAGCTCCTTGACGCTGTGCGGTACGTCGGGCTGGTCGTCCATCGCCTCGCAGATCATCAGGTCAGGGAACACAGGCCGGTATTGGATCTCGCCGGTCGGCAGCACCGAGACGCGCCACGCACATTCGCGCAGCCCGATCGTCATCGCTTGGAATCGTGGCATCCGAGGCCACAAGCCCGAGGCCGTGATCGCCTGAGCAAACGGCCCATAGATCGGAGTGTCGCCGACGCGTACCTCGGGCTCGGTGAGGTACAGCGCGGCCGTCTCGCGGCAGATGCTGACCAGCGGCATCGAGGTCGTCTTAGCCACGCCCCATGCGTCTGCACGCTCGCGCCCGACCTCTCGCGCTACCCGGTTTTGTAGGTCTTGCTCCCATGCCCCGTCCAACATACGCCGCACCAGACGGCTATGCTCCCAACGGGTGAGCTCGCCGAGGTCGTCGCCGGGAGGCGGGATGATGTAGAGGCTGTCGGTATGGTACATGGGCCTACCTTACACGGGTGACAGACGCAAACTGCCGACCCGATGGAAAAATGTAGTCTTTGAGCGCATATCGTAGCGCGTCTATCCTGTCTTTGGCAGGGTGTTGCGCGGTGTAGTCCCAGCTCTCGATCGCCTCGATCAGCACCTTGCATCGCGAGCGCACCACCAAACGCTGCGAGGCCATCGCCTCGTACAGATACCGACACCCGGTATCGCGACTGCCGCCCGACATTCGTTCCTTCGCGCCGAGGATTCTGGGCGAGATACCCGTCTGCGCTACCTGTAGCTCGAGCGCGAGTCGGCGCGTCAGGTCGTAGTTGCCCTTGTATTCGTGCCTGCCCTGTACCGGATTATCCCCGTAGACCGTGCGGAGGTTGCGCCATTGTAGACCGTTCCGTTTTAGCATCCTGACAATCTCAGCAGCGAACATGGTGACCGTCGCACTACCCGGCAGGCTGACCAGATCCTCAACGATGATGCTCTCGCTCTGTCGGCCTGCATCGCCACGGGTAGGTTCGACTCGGACAAGCACGGCGACCAGACCTTGCGGCCTGTCGGCGCTTGCGTAGTCAATGCCGAGATGCCAATAGCTCTCGCCGTCCAGCATCGCGGAGTCCGAGACGTGAGACGCCACCGACCAGATAGGCGCAAACCATGCGCCCTGGGGACGCATCTCCCATAGGCCGTCAAGCGTGATGCCGGCCCAGCTTGCGGGCTCCTTCGCCCACATGCGCGCTATCCATTCGTCATCGCACAGCGTGCCATCCTCCAACGTGCGCAGCTCGCCCGTGTCGACGTGTACGAGATTGTCTACCGTCAGCGGCGCGTGTACCTCGGGCATGTGCCCCGCCTCGACCGCCGCCTGTATGTGCTCGACAGGGCCGTTGATGGGCGTCAACGTCATCACAATCCGACCAGCCTTGACGAGCACCCGCTTCCGCAGCTCGCGCATCATCTCGGGCGAACAGGGTTCGTCAACGAGAACAAGGTCAACCGTCGCGCCCGCAACAGAGCGCGGGCCTTGATCGTCGGTGACCCATCGGATCGTTGACCCGTTCGCAAAGCGGGTGAGCGGCCGATTCGCACCGTACCCGGTCTTTGCGTTGTACTCGCAGTCATCGGCAAGCACACCGGCCGGTATCAGGTCGTGGCACTTGCCTTGGATGCTGATTGACTGCGACTGATTCAAGCTGCAAACGATGACCTGCACCGGAGGCGTTTTTGTCGGGTAGTGCGGGTGCGTCCCGAGGCACGCCCAGATGACCTCGGCGAGCCCGGCCGTAGATTTGCCCAGCGCCTGATTACCAGCGCGGTACAGCTTGTCGCCGGTCATCCGTAGCCACTTGTCCTGAGGGACAAGCCACCGCATGTAGTCGAGCGGACGTTCGCGCCGACGTCGAGCATACTCGGCAAGGTTGACGCGAAGCCGCTCGGCAGTCATGCCGTGGTCTTGCGCGAGCCGACCAGTCGCAAGCTCGGCCCGCTGGTCGCCGCCTGCACTCGCGCCCGAACGGTCGGAGGGAGCGCCGCGACGTCGGCTGCAATCTGCGCAACGAGGTCGGCGTCTGACAGCTCGGTAACCGCAGACGGCTTCGCCCGCGTCTCTTCGTCGATCATGCGCAGGATGTCCAGCTCCTGATGTAGCAACTGCGCAGCCGAGCCGAACGATCCCGCCTTGCTCGCACGTTGCCGCATGTCGCGTGCAGTCGCCAGCCGTTCGCGCAAGCTCTCGAGGTACGTCGCAGGCTCGGCGACCGCTTTCGCCTCGTCAACCAGCGGAGCCGACAGACCGCCCAGGGCTGCGAGCTGCTTTGTGAAGTTCGCGACCGCAGTCAAGCTGCCGGCAGCGCGAGCCTCGTCAATCAGAGACGACAGCGCCGCGCAATGCTCTTCGCGCCGGTAGTCAACGGGTAGCCCGAGGTCAGCATCGAAGGCCCCGCCCGGTGTCGCAGGTAGAGTAGGCTTAGACTTTTTTGCCATGCGTTCTGGTAACTTCTTTGGGGGCGGGGGGGAGTCTGTGCGTATGCGCTCGAACAAAGGGTCTACGCCCCCCTTGCCCTGACCGATACACGACCCATTAGGAGGGGTCAAAAACGGCCTAAAACGCTCAAAAACGTGGTCAAAACGGGTAATGCGGCCACCATGACCGCCGATGCTCGTCAATGTGAGGGTTCGACTGCCTCACCTGCTCGTCAATCGCCCGCAGTTGCGCAGTCAACGCCTCGGTACGATTCGCGAACCACGCCTGCATCAACGCGAGGTGCTCGTCGAGGTCAACGGCAACCACCGGTACCGACTCGCAGGCCGTTGGCTCTTCGTACCGCTCAAAGAGGTTGAGCTGCATGACTACAAGTGACCGGGCAACGGTACAGGCCCAAACTTTCGCATGACAGGGTTGAGTCGTGCATTGATAGACCGGCGCTCGGCGACTGCCGCCTTATCTGCCTTGCTATTGACGTCGGCGCGATGGATGCCGACCGCCCTGTTTAGGTCGTCACTTGTCCGCTTGAACAAGCTGTATCCTCGCATCATCGCAGCAATCAGAAAGGCCCCGTTGCTGACGTAGACCTCTCGACCGTGCGACCGATGCCAGCTCTCGGCGTTGTGCTTCAAAGCGTAGCTACCCCATGACTTTGAGCACGCCACCGTGTGCCGCCTTCCTTCAAGGTAGTCAAGCGCGCCCTGCACTTCACAGAGCCCGCGGTAGTCAAGCAGGTTTGTGTTAGTCGGCCGGTGTTGGTCATCGAAGCCCGAGGCCGTCAACGTCGGATGCTGCGACAGAATCGCCCCCACCGCGTCAAGCAGTCCAGGCTCTAAAGTCAGGTCTGTAAGCGTTGACATTATGCACGCTCCCAACGCCACGACTGCACCGCCCCGACCATGACTCGACGCTTTCGCCATCCAGCGCCCGCAACAATCGCCGCAGCTCGCATCGTTGCCGCCTTGCTCTGGTCTTTGAGGTCAAGGTGTAGCGCCTCGCTAAGCACTTCCCGAATCGTCACGCCGCCCATCTGACCGCTAAGCCAGTCAACGATCGCCTCTTGCCATGAGTCGGCCCGCTGGTACTCGTCACGTGTGCTGGTCAGTTCCTTTTCTTCCTCGGCTGTAAACCACCACCGTTCCTTGCCGCTCTGGTAGACCTCCATCGCCTCGGCCCAGAGCTGCACGTAGTCACGCTTGACGCCTTCGAGGTCGACTGCGCCCGCCCTCACGGGCCAGAAGCGCCGAGCACCTGTCGGGTCGTCCAAGAACTCGCTCGCGTTCGTCGAGCCAACAAAGACGCCCTGACGATCGCGGTGAACGATGTTGCGCCCATAGGGAGGCCGGAAACGATCGGTACGACTGGTCAGGAACGCTTTGACAGGCTCGGCCTCTCGACCCTGCAGCGCCGACAGTTCGCCGATCTCATAGATCCAAACGCCAGCCAACGCCATGAAGGCGTCCTTGTCGCCGATGTCCAGCGTGGTATCGCTAAACCACTCCTTTTCGTGACAGAGCGCAGCAAAGAAGCTCGACTTCATCGCGCCTTGAATGCCGACGAGAATCAGCATCGTATCGACTTTGCAGCCCGGCACCATGATGCGAGCAATAGCCGACAGCATCCACTTGCGCGAGATTTGCCGATGCAGCGGAGTGTCGTCAGCCGAGGCGTAGGCAGACAACAACGTGTCGATGCGAGGCACGCCGTCCCACATTAGGCCCGTCAGCCAGTCGCGCACGGGATGGTACGGGTTCTGCTTTGCATTGACCCGAATGACCTCACGCACTCGCTCAGTCGCCATGTTCAGCATGTACGCTTCTTGGATCTGCATGTTGATGGACGTCTCCATCTCGTCAGTCAAGCGATCAAACCCCCACGTTACCTCGTCGGTAAAGACGTTGTGCCCGATGTGCTCAAAGAACGCAGGGTCGTGACCGAGAATGCGCCCGAGGTTCGTTAGCGAGCTGATCGGAGGCTTGACGTAGCGAGGCTCGGCCTGCGAATGATCGACAGCACCCTTCGGGTAGTCGAGACTGGCTCTGACTTTTGCGCGAATGGCCTGCGCGTCAGGAATGGACGGGGTAGAATCGTTGGGCATAGTTGACCTCGTATGTTGGGGTTGACTGTCGAGCGCGGTCGGTTCCAGCCGGTCGCGCTCTTTCTATAGCACACCTTGCACACCTTGCCTACACCTTCCACACCCCCATATAGTCTATATACTTTTTTTATATAGCTTCCCTAGCAAAAGGTTGGATTAGGTAGGAGGTGAGCAAGCTCAAAACTTCCACGGCCCATCATCCTGACCGCGCCTAAACCCGCTTTGTATGGCCGTCATCGCTTCGCGCTGACTCAATCCGGCCGTCATCGCTGCCGACAGGATCTCGGCCTCGGCGACTGCCCAGGACATCACACCGGAGTGCTGCGCAAGCTGCGACATCGCCGCCGCCGCTCGGAAGGTCAAAGTGTTGCGCCCGCCCTCGGCTGTCGCTGCCAGCTCACGACATCGGGTAGCGAGCACCGCCCGCGCAAAGGCCGGCCGTGCCGTGTGCTCGCCGCCTTGACCGGGTAGCGGTCGCATCCCAGCCGTCGCCACCGGTCGGAAACTGCGCTCCTTTTCCGGCGCCGGATTGTCGAGCACCAGCCGACGCCAGCTTAGGCGCTCGCCTTCGGTCTTTCCCGCCATGTAGTGCTCGGCGCTGCGCGCAGAGCCCGCAATGACGGCCGGTAGGAAGTACAACCTGCACGGATCTTTGCAGGCCTGATCCATGCGCACCCCTGCACTTTGCGCCCATCGGTCGCCCGCTGCCCAGACCTCGGCCCAGCGTTCGACGGGGCACGGCGTCAGCAGCGGCAGAATGATGCGCGACTTCGGCTTTGACGGCCGGTGTCTCCATGTCGTATGCGACAGCGCGTAGTAGGGCGCGACGAGCTGCACGACGCGATCGAACGGCTCTCCCGTGTCGAGGTCGAGCACAAAGCACGACACCGCCTCGACGTTAGCCGCTATGCGTCGTGTCTCGACTACATCGCGGTAGATAGCCGGACTCCATGCCGGTAGGGTGCCCTTTGCTGACTCGATCGCCTCGTCCCACGTCGTACCCTTCGGCCTCGGCGTCGGATGCTCTGTCGGCACCGTTAGCAGCTTGTCGAAGTCGTCCATCGACATCGACACCGGCAAGGCCCGGCCGTCGCGTGCCGTTCGGATCATCGAGAGAGAGATCATCGAAACCGACCGGCGTGCTTCTGGTTGTGACAGGGCAGGCAAAGCCGTTGCAGGTTGCTGATTAGGTCGCGCCCTCCGTCGACCAGAGCGACGATGTGATCGACTTCGCCCTCGTTGCCCAGCAGCTCGACGGCGCAGACTTGGCAGGCCTTGACCCGCTCTCGGATGATGTAGGCTATCGGCTGCCGGCGATCGGGCTTGACGGTGAGGAACCAGTCGCCCCGACTATTGCCACACCCGCACCGCGCCCGCTTTCCAGGCACGCCCGCTCGGTTGACCATTGGCTCTATGGTCAGGTCAGCCGACGAGCACTTCGGGCACGCAGGGCGCGTCGTGCGACCGCATCCCTCGCAGAGCATGACCAGCTCGCCTTCAACATCCAACATTCTGTAATGGTAGTCCCGGCACCCCTCGCAGGTTCGGTAGTGTTTCCATGCTGAATCAGAATGAGTCGCGCCGTTTGACTCGGCGTAGTTGATGCAGTCTTGCATTCTGTCAGATGACCAATCGCGATTAGGCAAGGTCAAAGACGCGCGCAGAAGCGCGGGGAGAGGCTTAGGCATGTAGACTCCGACCATCGGCGGAGGGGGCAGGTGAATCCTGCCCCCGCTCGGGTAGCAACTCCCGAGCGCCAACGGCAAACAACAGGTAACCGACTACCCGCTGACTGCGCAGCCCATCACCCGATAAACTTTCAGCCGAGCCCATTGCAGGCGAGCCGCCAAGCCCGAGTCTACAAGGTCATACACGATCGCGTCGACCTTGCCCGGTGCAGGCCGTGCAATGCGCCCGACTCGTTGCTCGAGGCGCGCTGCGTTGCGCTGGGGGACGCCGAGAATCAGGGTGTCGAGTATGGGGAGGTCGAGGCCTTCGTCGGCGAGCTGCGTTGCGATCAAGATGGGGAAAGCGCCGGAGGCTACCTGCGACAGCGCAAGCGTTCGCGCCTTGACGCCCAGGGCACCATAGACGGCGACAGACCCGAGGCCGTGTCGGTCGCCTATCAGTCGTGAAAGCGCCTTGGAATGTTCGACGCGCTCGGTCTGGATCAGGACGTGCCGCCCAGCCTTGACCGCCGCGGCTGCGAGGTCGGCTATCTGGATGTTGCGCGCCTCATCTTCGGTCGCGTCGGTGATCATCTGCACGTACTCGGCCTCGGCGTCAGGCTCCCAGCCCGTAGCGATGCGCTCCACCCGAGGCACGATGATCGCCCCGGCCTCGGCGAGCGCCTCTCTGCTGACCGTCGCCCGTATCGGCCCCATATGCCCGAGCAGTATCGGAGTCAGGCCATCCGCTCGGGTCGGTGTCGCAGTCAGGCCCAGCCGGTACCGGCCGGGCAGCTCGTAGAGCACATCGGTTAGGGTTGCGCAGGGCACATGATGCGCCTCGTCCACGATCACCAGCCCAAACTCCTTGCCCCATTCTGCGAGCCGCCAGAACGGCCAAAGGGCAAGCGTCTGCATGGTCGCAATGACCAGCCGACACGACACCGGCCCGTTGCCCTCGCTGACCGTTGCGACCTCGATGCCGAACGCCTCGGCGCGCTCTCGCCATTGACGCAGCAGGTCGCCGGTATGCACCAGCACCAGCGCAGGCGTGTCGAGGTGCAGTACCGCAGTCAATCCGATCGCCGTCTTGCCCGCCCCGCATGGCGCGACGATGATGCCTGCTTTGTGCCGCCACCATGCCGCCAACGCCTCGCGCTGGTAGCCTCGCAAGGCAAAGCCAGACACGGCCCCTATGTGCGCGCCGTCTGGCACCACCGTCGCGTCTGTAGCCCCGCTCTCGCCTGCGTAGCGCGGCACATACCAGCCCGTGCCCTCGCGCCTTGCTGGCGTGATGTGCGACTCGGGTAGCGGGATGCGCTTGCCTTTGTCCATCATTGCCAGAGCTACCGCGTGTGCCTTGTTGGGAATGGCTACGCTGTCAACCAGCTCCTGATTCGTCGTGTACCTGCCGCCGCGCAGCTCGTCGGTCATAGCAGCATGACCGAGACGCCCGCGCAGAAACCCAGCGCAAGGGAGAGCGCGCAGACCGCCGCAAGCATCGCGATACCGGCCATCGTATGGTGTAGTTCGGATCTCATTTACCCTCCAGATGATCGCCGCGTGCAATGGCCCTCGACAGTCCAGGCTCCCAGCGCCGCAGGTATTCTGCGACTGAAGCCCGCTCGTCTGCCCGGCCTCGGTCGTATTCGTGAGCTGGGGGAAACGTCGGGGCCGTCGACTGCGACTGCGAGTGAGGCAGGCCGAGGTCAGGCACATCCTCGACAGGCGGATCATCTGCGCGCCACGTCGACAGGTCGACGCCGTGATGCACGACGACAGCGCGCCCGCCCATTGTCGCCGCCGTCCGCATCCTGACCTGATGATCGACGCAGAGCACCCGTCGAGACGTGCCGCCGAGGGTGCAGGCGAGCTCGCCCGGCTTTGCGCAGGGCTGGATGTCGCAGGTCATGGCGCAGCCTCTAAGGCGGCAACGAGCGCTTCGGCTTCTGATAAGTGCCCAGAAAAGCAAAACGCCTTGCTGTAGAACGACCATCGATCGCCTGAATGACCGTGGTCATCGCTATACCAAACGCTGGCGTAGGGGTCGGCGTAAGCTACGCGCACCAACGCGAGCAGGCAGCCGACCGTCGCCGGGTCGGTCAGCACCGGCAGCGCTTCGTGCGGTCGCGTGTAGCCGAGCACCGCACGACCAGCGTAGTCCTCCAAAGGTGCCGCCCGTTTGACCAGCCAGAGCATCCCTGACGACCACCGCCAGCCCTTGCAAGCAACGGCGCGCTTTGCCAGCTCGATCATGTTGTCGGTCATGTCAGCACCATCATCGCCGCAGTCAGCAGGGCATCGAGGCGCGCATCTTTGCGCGTGTACTTCATTGCGTTTTCAATCAGCACGATCGCGAGCGCCACGTTGGGGCCGTCTTTCACGGTAGGGGTCTGGTCTTTCACGACAGGTACAACGACGGGTACAACGACTTCGGCCACGGGTACAACAACAGGCGCGACCTCGCGCACCAGCGCCCCGCGCCTCGCTGCATACTGAGCCGCCACGCGCAGCTCCCAAGCTTCGGGCGCTGCCGTAATCTGCGCCGTCGTCAGCTTTGCGGCCGTGCCGTAAATGGTGCGCAGTCGGTCATTGTGTACCATACAGCAAACGCCTTGCTTGCTATCGCGGCTGCAGTCAGTCCAAGCACAAACGGGACGGGTAGGGGGCATGAT